TAGTGTTTTAATTATTAGTGTTTGTTTAGGCGAACATTATAGAATAGTTAATAAATATAAATCTGATACTATTTCTATAATCAAATCTGTTGATACAGTCTATAATAAAGTTGTTCTTGATTCTATTAATTATAATATACATATAAAAGATTCTACTATTGTTAAACTTAAACAGAAAGTTGAATATGAAACTGAACAAGCTATTAGTGCTAATGATAGTGATGCTATTAAGCAGTTCTATGAACTTGCTGGGGCAGACTAATGATAGCATTCCCTCTACGGGGGATTATACAAAAGCTGATACTACTGTTGCTACTATTCCAATTTATCTTATCAAACAATCTAATGCTAAAATGATAGAAAGACTTTATCTTATTGAAATCAATAATCAACAAGATTCTATTATAGATATGAAAGATAAATATATAAGTGAACAACAGAGTATAATTACTAATTTTCAGAAAAGAATTACTGATGTTAATAAGCTTAATGAATCTATTAAGAAAAATTTAGATAAACAAAAGAAACGAAATAAAATTATTACTTATGGTGCTGGTGGCATTATTTTTGGATTAATAATAGGTTTAATTGCTAAGTAATATGGAAACTTATCCTTTTCTTGATTTTATTAACGAAGATAAGTCTCGTTATCAACATGCCAAAGATGCTGGTTATGTTGATGACGATGACTTATTTCTTATTGGCGATAGTGGAGGTTTTCTTATGAATATTCGTCCTGGTTGGAAATTTGTTAATACTGAGCTTTTTTATGAACAAGCTAATTATTTTAGAACACATAAAAGAAGTTATACTTCTTATAAAGTAGATTCTATTCCTCATAGACAGCTTCGTAAAAGAGAACAATATAGACGTAAATATGGTTTTACTGCTCCTTGTTTACAAGCTCCTGATGGAAGTATTCATAATGTACGTATCACTGGTAGTCATTATAATTTTCTAAATTATATTCCTATTGAACAGCTTGATGAAGCTACTATTCAACATGGTAAAACTGCTACTGCAAAGAAATATTATGATTTTCCTAAGTTTTTTGATAGTCAGTTTTGGGTATATCATATTATGGAGTTTGCTGAACGTAATGGTTTTCATCTTCTTATAGATAAAACTCGTCGTGGTGGATTCTCATATTTGATGGCTGCTGATAGCGCTAATACTGTTAATTGTGAAAGTCGTAAAGTAGTTATTCATGTTGCTGTTGATAAGAAATATCTTACACAAACGGGTGGTCTTACTGACTTTGCTATTAATGATTTAAAGTTTTATGAAGAGAATACTCCTTTTGTTCGTGGCATTTTTAGTTCTGTTAAGTCTGATTTTCGACTTGGTTATAAACTACCGAGTGGTGTAGAAGCAGATAAATCTTGGCGTTCTGCGCTTATTTCTGTTAGTGCTGCTAATAATCCGGATTGTGCTATCGGTAAAGATGCTATAAAAGTAAAAGTAGAGGAGGTTTCTACTATGGATAACTTTGATGAATTTATGAATGTTACTGAACCTGCTATGCGAACAGGAGCATATACTACTGGTATGCTTTGCGCATGGGGTACTGCTACTTCTGGAAATATGCAAGTTTTTGAACAGAACTTTTATGATGTAAAAGGTTTTAACTTTATGCCATTTGAAAACGTTTGGGATAAAGATTGTCGTAATGAAACTTGTGGTTTCTTTAAACCTTATTGTTGGGGACTTCAAGGAGAAATTGATGGAGTTAAAGGAGTAGATAAAGATGGTAATAGTAATGTTCTTGTAGGTCTTGAAATTTCTCGTCGTGAACGTATTAAAAAGAAAGAGTCTGTTAAGAAATATTCTGATTATATTAACTATCTTGGTCAATATGCTAATTTTCCTGCTGAATCATTTAGTAGTGCTTCTGAAAATATATTTAGTTCTGAAGAACTTAGTGCATGGGAAGATAGACTTAGAGTAGATTCTGATTTACATTTTTATGTAGATGGAATGCTCGAACTTGATGATACAAATAAAGTTGTATTTAAGACTAATGCTCGTCTTCATTCTGAAGGTAAGAAAACTTATGATTATATATTAGGTGTTCCTCGTAGAGGACATGAAGACCCTCATGGTTGTATTAGACGTTGGTTTGCTCCTGAATATGAAGAATATTCTCTTCCTGATGGTAGAACCGGTAAACGTATTCCTGAAGGTCTTTATAGTATTAATTATGACCCTGTTGGTGTTAATAAAAATAAAGATGAGGTAACTAATAAACATTCTCATAATAGTATTATGGTTTGGATGAATCCTCATTATCTTAATGGTTTTAAACAGAAACTTGTTTGTACTTATTATGGTCGTCCTGATACTCTTGAAGAAGCTGATAGAATTTGTTATCTTTTAGCAAGATATTATAATTGTGTTGGTACTACTAATGTCGAAGTCAATCGTGGTGAAACTGTTTCTAACTTTCGTAAATGGAATGCTCTACAATATCTTTCTTGTGAACCTCTTTATGTTTGGGATGCTTCTTTTAAAGGAAAAACAAATTCTACTTATGGTTTTAATATTAGTGGAGAACAACATAAACTCGATTGTGTTCGACTAACAAAAGAATTTCTTTATGAAGAGATTGGTAAAGATGAAAATGGAAATCCTATTAGGAACTTTCATCGTATTTATGACTATCAAACTATTCTTGAACTAAAGAAATGGAGTACTAAAGGTAACTATGACCGTGTATCTTCTATGCTTCTTCGTGGTATTGAATGGAAAGGATTTAATATTCTTGCTGGAGATGAACTTCAACATCGTAAAGATTTAACTCCTGCTAATATTGATGAAAATGATATTCTTAATAGAGAATGGTATTAATAATTAAATAATTAATTTTATGCGTGGTGAATTTCAAAGTTTTGATTTTCCTCTTCAAAGAGTTCCTAATTCTAAGAAGAAAGACCCTGAATGGTATGCTTCCTGTTGTGATTGGATAATTGCTCAAGGTCAAGGAAATCGTGAAGTATCTGAACTTGAAGTTAAATATGGTATTATTCAAGGTAAGATACCTGATTCTTTTTATAAGAAAATACTTAATCCTTATAATGCTACACAGGAAAAATATAAAAGATTTCCTGCTACTATGCGAAACTATGATTTAATGAAAGGTATTATTCGTAGATATGTTAGTGAATATATTAAGAATCCACATGATTTTATTGTTGGTGCTAATAATCCAGAAGTAGTTCTTGCTCGTAATGCTAAACTTCGTCAGGAATTACAAACTATTGTTCAAAAGAAAATAGCTGCTCGTATTCAACAAAGTTATCAAGAATGGATTAATGGAGGTAATGACCCTCAACAATTTAATCCTCAAACTGCTATTGATATTGAAGCTTTTGTACAAGAGTTTAATGAAAATTATATTGATGACATATCTGCTCAAGGGCAAGCTATTCTTAATGTTATAAAAGATATTACAGAAGATACATTACTTTATGCTCGTGCATATTTTGACTTTGTTTCTTTTGGTGAATGTTATACTTATACAGATGTTATAGGAAATAAACTCATAAAAAGAGTTGTGTCTCCTCGTGATGCTTTTCCTATAAATACTGATAATATATTTCGTGAAGATGATGATATGTTTTGTGAACGTCGTAAAATGACGTATCAACAAATCATAGATGAATTTGATGAATATCTTGACGATAAGCAAAGAGAATTTCTTGATACTTATTATGCTAAGCGTTCTGCAAATACTCCTACAGAATTAGCTTTTAGTGTTTATGAAAGTTATTTTCCTGATATTTGTAAGAAATATTCTAAAGAGGATAGAGAACTCTTTAAGAATAATCCTAATATGATGAGAGATACTAATAGCGATTTATATGATGTTTGGCATGTAGTTTGGCGCGGAGAAGTAAGACGTGCTTTAGTTACTTATGTAAATGAAGTTGGTCTTATGGATACTCGTATAGAAAATGACGAATATGAATTAAATACTCTTATTGGAGATATTTCTATTGAGTATATATATGAACCACAAGTTTATGAATGTACTCGTATTGGTACTCGTAATGATGCTATATATCCTTATGGAGCAAGAGCTATTGCTTTTAATCGTAAAGGTAAACTTCCTTATAACGGTATTAATGAACTTTTGCCTGGTTTTGGCAAATTTAGTATTGTTGATATAGTTACTCCTTATCAAGTATTTTATAATATAGTTTCTTATCATAGAGAGATGGTTCTTGCTAAGAATAAACTTAATGTTCTTATGATTGCTAAGTCTCTTCTTGGTAAAGTTCCTGAAGAAACTATTTATAGAATGATTGCTGACGGTGTACTTTATATTGATGATACTAATGACCAAGGTATGCTTCGTGCTCAACAAGTTCGTTTCCTTCAATCTAATCTTGGAGAATATCTTACACAGCTTGGAAATCTTCTTGCTGAGATTAAACAATCGGCTAATGAACAAGTTGATATGACACCTCAACGTTATGGTGAGATTGCTAATAGTGCTGGTAAAGGTGTTACAGAAGAAGCAGTTATAAGAGGTTCTATGGGTACAGTTATTATAGAATTTATGATGGACTGTATGCGTGAACGAGATTATAATAGAGATTTAGATTATACTAAACTTGCTTGGATTGATGGTCTTAATACTTCTTATAGAGATATTGATGGAAATCTTAAATATATTAGTCTTGATGTTGATTCTCATATTTATGCAGATTATATCATTAAAGCTAAAAATTCTGTTAAAGAACAAGATAAACTTCGTCAACTTCAACAGTATGCTTTTAGTGCTGCGCAAAATGGAGATAATATGATGGCTATTGCTGCTATTGAAGGAGATAATGTTGCTACTATTACTAAACTTATTAAGAAATATCAACAACAAAAAGATGCTCACGAAGAACAACTTAAACAGCTTGAGCAACAGATTGAACAAATGAAGCAAGAATTTGAACTTCAAAAGATTCAAGCTAAGGGAGAAGAAGACCGTAAGACTAAAGAACTTGAAGGTTATCTTGACCAACAAATTGAGCTTATTCGTGCTGATGCTAATATGATTAGCTATAATGCAGAAGTTGGTGATGAGAATAAAGAAGCTGGTATTGACCGTCTTAATGCTGCTCGTGCAAGAGTTGAACAAGAAAAAGTTAATGTTGAAAAACAACGTACTATTCTTGATACTTTTAATAAAGAAAGAGATAGACAAGTTAAGATGCACGATATTGATACTAAATTTAAGATTGCTAAAGAGAATAAAAATCGTTATGATTTTAAGTCTGGACGTAAATCTAATAAATAAGATTTTAATATTGCTGATAATTGTTAGCCCTGTTCTGACTGATGTTAGAATAGGGCTAAATTATTGTATATAATAGCTGATTATGGCTCTATATTCTATTGAATTTATTAAGGTTATAGTTAGTAAAAGTCTTAAAATAAAACTCCCTCTACGGGCAAGTAAATAAAGCATTTCATATCGATATTAACTAAGCAGTATATATAATCATGTTAAAGATATTGACAATAATTGTTTTTCTTTTGCTTATTATTATGCTAATATCAAAGATTATTATTATAATTGTACTGATGTTGAACTAATAAATAAATATCATTATGGATTTAGATTTTGGTTATAATCAGAACGGTAACGGCGATGGTGCTGGTTCTGGAAATGGAAATG